ATTTACTGATAAGTTAGAAGCTAAAATTGTATACTTCTATGACTTTGCCAAACTCCCAGATGTAGCAAAAAAATACATCACAACACGAGCATCGAGAATTTTTGCAGACAGACTGTTAAACTCCTCAGCTATTCACCAAATGCTCGTGAGAGACGAACAGAAAGCACACGTAGATTTAAGGCAGTACGAGGGTGAAACAGCCGATTATAATATGAACCAAAACTACTCAGTAGCTAGGGTTCTAAATCGTGGTAATTACATGAGGTATTCAACATGAGCATGATATCCTCTGCTATTCCAAATTTGGTGCAGGGAATATCTCAGCAGTCACCAGCACTCAGATTGTCATCTCAAGCAGAAACTCAAACAAACGCATTCCCCTCTTTGGTTGAAGGTCTTCAGAAGAGACCTCCTTTAGAAACCGTAGCAACCCTATCCAATTCAACAACCACTGGCTCATTCATTCATTTGATTAACAGGGATGTAACAGAGCGTTACTTCATGTTTATTAATAACTCTAATGTGATTAGCATTTATGACCTAGCTGGAAACGCTAAGACTGTGACCTACCCTGATGGTACAGCCTATTTAAACACCTCAACTGCATCGACTGCATTCAGAGCTGTCACTGTTTCTGATTATACCTTTATTGTTAATACTGGTGTCACATCTGCAATGAAAGCGGCAACGTCTACCTTATATCCGTTCACAGGATTAATTGCTGTAAAGCAAGGAGACTACAACCAGCGGTTCACTGTTCAGATAGACGGTACAGAAGTAGCCAATATAACGACCTCAGATACAGACCAAGCTCAAACAAGAACGACATATATTGCCACAACACTAGCGACAGCTATTAATCTTACATCTGGAATTACAGCGACAGCTAATGGCTCTACTGTAATCATAACTAAAACAGGTAATGCATCCTTCGATTTAGCTACCTATGACAGTCTTGGAGACGAAGGTTTAAAAGCTACAGTAGGAACAGTTCAGCAATTTACAGACTTACCATTCTATGCACCTCACGGTTATATCGTTCAGGTTCAAGGAAACCAGACTAATAACTTTGACGACTACTATGTAAAGTTCGTTTCTCAAAATGCAGGTCAGTCAGGCTTAGGCCGAGGTACATGGATTGAAACTGTAAAACCTTCAATCACCTATGAGATAGATGAAGCTACTATGCCCCATCTTTTGATACGCCAAGCAGATGGTTCATTTACTTTTGAAGAAGCAGAATGGGGAGATAGAGCTGTAGGAGATTTAATCTCTAATCCTAACCCAACGTTCATTGGTAAAAAGATTAAGGATGTGTTCTTCTTTCAGAATAGATTTGGATTATTGGCAGATGAAAATGTCATACTAAGTAGAACTTCAGAATACTTTGATTTCTTCATAACAACTGCTCGTTCTGTATTAGATAACGACCCAATCGATGTGGCGGCTTCCCATACTAAAGTAAGTAATCTTAATCATGCGATTGCATTTGATAGGAAGCTTTTACTCTTCTCAGACCAGACGCAATTTATATTAAAAGGTGGAGATTTCTTAACCCCTAAGAATACCTCGATAACTCAAACAACAACCTACGAAGCAAGTAGTACCGCCAAGCCCTCAGCGGCTGGCTCATTAGTATACTTCCCAGCTAAACGTGGAGGGTTCTCAAGTGTACGAGAATACTACGTGGTAGATGACACTGACAGGTCTGAAGCTATCGATATATCAAGCCATGTGGCGAAATTCGTTCCTGATGGAGTATATCAATTATCTTCAACAACAGCAGAGAATGCTCTCGTTATTTTAACTACGAGTGAAGCTAGTTCAATGTACGTCTATAAGTATCATTTTGCTGGTAGAGAGAAACGTCAATCAGCTTGGTTTAAGTATACCTTTGATGGTCTAACTATTCTTAATGCTGAGTTTATTGAGAGTGCCTTATACGTTGTAGGAAATAAGTCTGGTAAAACAATTCTGCTAAAGCTTCAGTTTGATGCTGGTCGATTTGATACAGACCAAACCTATGTAACTCGATTAGATTATAGACATGTAGAAACTGACTGTACTCGCACCTATGACAGTGGAACTAACAAGACTACTATTACGGTTCCTCTCATATTAACTAACCCCTACTTTGTTACCCGTGGGACTGCTCAAGGAACTAACTTACCTATTACTGATACAGTCTCAACAACTCAGTTCAAGGTATCTGGCAATCATACATCTACTGAATTTTATGTAGGTGAACGATATACAATGACGTATCAGTTTTCAGAGCCTTATCTCAAAGAAGGAACTGCTCAAGGTGGCAGAGTAGCTATCACTGGTGGAAGACTTCAGATTAAGCATTGGCTCCTTCGATATGAAGACACTGGAGATTTTAACGTCAAAGTAGATGTAACCTCAAAGACAGCTCAAAACTATCCCTTCACAGGTCGAGTTATTGGCGGTGGAGAAAATATACTTGGAACAACAACACTGACATCTGGAGAGTTTAAATTCCCAGTAATGTCTAAAGCTGACAGATTAAAAGTCAGCATAGAAAGTACCTCGCATTTGCCATGCCAATTCCTCTCAGCAGAGTGGGAAGGAAATATGCATATGCGTAGCAGGAGATTAAATGGATGATAACTACCTTATTGAAACTACCTTACAAGATATTGATTATTTGGCCCCTCGCCTTCGTCAAGCTGATGTGGCGGAGTGTTATGCGGCTACTGGGAAAGAACCCAAAGAAGCCCTCCTAGACGGATATAACCAAGGCGACTTCACGTTCACTCTAAGCCCTAAAAAAGGAGTTAGAGTTGGACTGTGGGGTGTCTGTCCTTCCCCATTATTTAAAAGTGCTGGGGTAATATGGATGGTAGCCACTGATGAACTCCTAGAATACCAGATGAAGTTTTTAAGACGAAGCAAAATATACATCGAGCTTATTCAACAAGAATACCCCCTTCTCCATAATGTCGTAGATGCAAGAAATGAACTGCACATCAAATGGTTAAAGTGGATGGGCTTTAAGTTCATTCAGCTACACGAAGAATATGGTCTTGAGAAACGACCATTTTACGAATTTATAAGGATATAGAATATGTGTTTACCAGCAGTATTAGGAGCCGCAGGTGGCCTTGGAACAGCCGCTGGAGCCAGCAGTGCGGCATTATCAATACAAGGATTAAGTGCAGGAATTGGAGCTGTCAGTAAAGTTGCAGGAGTTATGGCTTCGAATAAAGCCGCCAAACAAAATGCTCAATCAGCTCTCGATGCATATTTCCTTAAAACACGCCTCAACAACCAACGTTTAAGACAAGAGCAAGTACAAGCTTCACAGGTAAAAAGTGATGCTGACCTCAAGGCTCTTAAGTCTCAAGGTACAGCCCTAGCCGCTGGAGCAGGAGCTGGTGTTCAAGGCAAAGACTTAGACCAATTAATGAAAGACTTTGAGAGGTCTGAAGGTCTCTTGGCAAACCGTATAGACCAAAAGCTAAACAACATGGCTGACCAAGCCGCAGTAGAAAATTTAGCCTTCCAATCTGAAGCACAGAACCGAATTAACTCTCAGCAACCCATAGGCTTTGCAGAAAGCATCTTTAAGATAGCTGACCCACTTATGGGATTTGGAATTGATTACTACGAAAGCAAGGCTCGAATGTCTGACTTAACCCCATCGAAGGGAATTTAATATGGCTAGAGTAGTAGTAGGTAATCCGTTTGAAGGACAAATCCCTACAGTAAGTGCAACAGCCCAACCTGTAGATACTTATGTGCAGGGTGTTGCTAGAAGAAACCCTTTTGATAGTCTCGCAACCACCCTTAAAAACTTTAGTGCTAAAGCTAAACCTGTTCTCCGAGATATAGAGACCCGAAGAGCTAACGAAGAGTATGCAGAGGGTTTAAGACTATATAATGAAACTAGAAAAAGCGTTGGCGAAGCTGTCAAATTAGGAGCTATATCTGAAAGTGATAGCCCTTATCTGCGTAAAGGATATCGGGTTGGTCATCTAAATGTATTGGCCTCAAGATACACCTCAGACTTAGACCGAGATTTAGAAGCAAAGAAACTCTTTCACGCTGGAGACCCAGCAAAGATAAGTGCGTATGTTGATGAGTATTATGCTCAGTTCACTAAAGATAATCCTTTAGATGGATTTATCGAAAAAGAAGTTGCAGATAATTTTAGTAGCCACGTTTTAAAAGCTAATGAAGCTTTCAGAACCTCATGGTTAGAGAAGCATAGAGTATACGCAGACGGTAAAATCTATGATGGCATATCAGATCAAATAAATGCTTCTACTGTAGCTATCTTCGAGAATGCTGAGACAGACAGAGAAATTATCACTGCAAACTTTCGAATGAAAGAATGGTTAGAAAATAGTATTAAAGGTTGGGAAGCTGACGGTTTAAACAGAACCAAACTTAATAAGCTGGTTGTTGATAGTATCGTAATGTCAGCAACCGAGAATGAGAATACTGACATTTTAGACCTACTTAATGAAGTCAAACTAGGCACAGGTTCTGCTGGTTCAACAGCCTATGCACGAAACGAAATTGAGAAAGCTGAAGAGGCTATATCAACAGACATAGCTAGTCGAGAAACGGCACGAGCAAAAGCAGAATTAGCACTTCAAAAAAAAGAGTTAGCAATAGTCGAAGCAGACGGAAACCAAGCTGTAATAGAATATTTTAATGGTGGCCTAAAAGAAGAAGATGCTCAGAAATTTAACGATGCTATGGGTCGTTTAAGAGGATTAGCAGACTTAGGTAATAACGAAGCCGCTGGCCTAATGGCGAGTATGTATAAGTTTTGGGATAGCCAACTAAAGGACTATAATGCACGGAGCTTAGACCAAGCAAAGTTATCTTCTAGCGAGCTTCGAGAAGTCTATGGCAGAATGGAAAATATTAATAACGCTCAGGCCATGTATGACATCCTAGCAGAGGAAACAGACAGTAGCGGTAAGAAACTCCACCCTTCTCAAATGACAGCATTATTAGCTTACGGAAATGACATATTAAGAAGAGACCGAACTGCTAAACTCGATTTTCAAGACAGTACATCTGCGGTACGAATAGGTCTAAAACGAGTGCTGGGTCTAACTGCTAAACCAGTATTCGATGTTAACTCACCCAAATACCTTGAATATGACGATTTTCTCGCTGACTTAGAGCAACACAGTCGGGATATGTTTAAATTAGAAAGTACTTGGAAAGCTAAATATTTTGAAGCGTACAAGCAGATAAAGATAGCAAACGGAACAGAACCCAACGCATTTGAAAAAGATGCCATCGTACAAGCGATGCTGGCAGAGGTTGAAGCTAAATTCCCTGCACCAGTACCAAAATTTTAAAAAGGCGAATTAAATGGCTGAAATAATCCAAAATATAGAAAATGCTAAAACGTGGCTAGAAACTAACCCTAACAGTGTCTTTCAGTTTGACCAAAGGTACGGTGCAGGTTCAGCAAAAGCAGTACTTGATGGAACTTATGGTGTAGTTGAGGAACAAGTGGTTGAACCAGAAGTAAAGGAAGAGACTACTGATGGTGTCGTCAAAGATACATTAAAAGCCATCGCTCAAGGTGGGGTCGAAGCGGTTAACGAACTTATTCAATTTGGTGGAGATGTTGCAGGATTTGTGGAAAGTGGAAATACCGCTTTTGAGAACGTGCTTGAAAATACCGTTGGAGCATCGAGACTATATCGCCCAGATAGAGATGGTGACGGAAAACTAGATATAATACCAACATTTGGAACTCGTGCTGAACAGGAAGCCGCTCTTGCAAGCACAGGCTCTGAGGATAAAAACCTCCTAGGCTTTTTACAAACAGACTTAAACTTCGAGGGCTTTGGGAAAAAGCGAAGCAGTACTCTTGGGAACATTACCCAATCAATGAGCCAATTTATTACGGGCTTAATTGGTGTCGGAAAATTCACCAAGCTTAAGAATGGTAAAGTGGTTGGTGGGTTGGCAAATGGTTTCATTGTTGATGCCACAATGTTTGACCCATACGAACAAAACTTCCTACTCGCTTTAAAGGAAAGTGATTTTGATATTGATATTCCTTTAATCACAGAAGCCTTAAGTAATAAGGAAACTGGGGACTTATGGGAAAATCGACTTAAGAATGGGTTAGCTGGTTCAGTTGCGGCTGGAACAATAGACACAGTAATTACTGTTGTTAGAGGTATCCGTTTAAGAAAACGTGCCGCTATGGAAGTAAAAGGTTACGGCAAAGTTCTTAAACAAACCTCAGAGAAACTCGATGCTTCTGAACTTGAACTTAAAGACGCTTTAGAACTTCTTGATGAAGCTAAACCTGATGGTAGATTTTCTGATGATGGGACAGCGTTTAAGGCATCTGACGGAACGGTATTTAATACATCCACAGGTAAACGCTTAGAAGAGCCTGATGTTAATGTAGATTTTAAAAATGCTGAGAAAATCGAGAAGATGAACTTGGTTGAGATTAATAAAGTTTCTGACGATGAGCTGAGAGCAATGTCACTTCCTGAGTATTCTACATTCCAAAAGAGGAAAGTTGATTTACTCAAAGGAGTTGACCAAACACGTAAATTAAATCCCGACTTTGATAATTTTAAACTACCAGAATTCAGTCTTCCTAAAGGGCCATCGAGTGAAGTGCCTATTATAAAAGTAGCTGAAGAAGTTCCTGTTGGAAAAACTGGCTCTGTAAATAAGATAGTTCAAACTGGTGACGATGTAGCTCCCCCATTAAATACGGAAATTGTTATTCCTAAACCAAAGGTAACTACTGAAATACCTACAATAGAAACATCAATTATTAATACCAAACCCCCTGCCCTTAAGGTTAATCTTACAGCCCTCAAAGAGAACCTAAAGATAAATGCCAACCGCCCACAAAAGTTTAATGTTGATGAACTTGTAGACCAAATCGAGGTAGATAACCCAATCTCAAGTTATATTAATCCTACAAGTATTAGTGATACAGATAATATTATTACTATTGCTAATACAGTTGCTCGTGCGCTGGAAGATGGTTCAGTACGAACTTCACTGGGATTAACCTCAGTTGCTAAAGAGAAGGAAGTCTTTGAAGCAGGACTAAAAGAATTTGCTAAGCTTACAGGGAAATCAATAGATGACCTAAAGATAGCCGCATTAAGACCCTTTAAAAATGTAAAAAATGCTAACAGAGAGTTAATTAAGCAGAAGCTAATAGTCAGGTACGCTCTTAAAGAAGTAGATAGATTAGCCTCAGAATTGAATGGACTAGGAGGTGAGATTAATAGTCTCCTAGAGAAGAAGTTAATCGCAATGATGGAACTTGCTACTGATGCTATCACCTACACCAAAGCTACTACCAAAGAGATAGCTAGAGGTTTACAAGCAGGTAACATTAGAGTTGGCGTTGAGTTGACTGAGGAAACTCAGAAAAGATTAGCCAAATGGGGTGGTCGTAAACGAGTTCAAGAACTAGCAAAACAAATCAGTGACCTTAAGGGTAACAACGTTGGGAAAGCGAAACTCCTTCAAAAAGCAAACAAGAATAAGTTCTGGGGTGTCGCCTCCGAAATATGGATAAATAGTATTCTATCTGGCTTTAAAACCTCAGCTTTAAACATAACCTCGAACTCTTATAACTTACTGCTTAGACCAGCCATCAGAGCTACTGGTGGAGTGTTATCTGGTAACGGCAAAATAGTAGAACAATCTATTAGAGAGTATGTTTCTATCGTCTCTGAAGTTATGGACAGCATAGCCTATATGACCCCAATGATTAATAGCTCTGGTAACAGTGCATTAAAGTCAGCACTACGAGTAATTAAGACTGAAAGTGGTGTTCTCGACAAAGCAACTAAGTTTGATTTTGACATGGATACAAACTTCAAGGGTTCATGGAAGATGAACATGTTAGGTCATGTTGTCCGTGCGCCTTCTAGGTTCCTAAAAGGTCAGGATGAGTTTGCTAAACAGCTTAGCTTTAGATCAAATCTTAAAGCAACAGTACTTACTGATGCTCGAAGAATGAGCCAGTTAGACTTTGAAAACCTTGGATACAGAAACAAGGCTGAATTTATATCAGGAGAAATAGATAAAGCTACTCTGTCAAAAGAAGCTCTAGCTGATAAATGGGAAACAATGGTCGCCTATGGAAGAGTTCCTGATGAGCCTAAAATTAGAGATGCGTGGATTAAGGAAAATATTGGATTAGCCAATACTGAAAGTTCATATGCGGCTAAGGCTTTAGAGGAAGCTAGAGAGACAACCTTTACTACTCCATTGAATGAAGGCTTAGGAAAATCGACAGCACAACTCGTGCAGAACTACCCGTTCTTAAGAATGTTTATGCCTTTTGTTACAACTCCGATGAACATCCTTCGGACAGCGTTTGAAAGAACTCCTGTATTAGGATTGATGACTAGGAATAATCTAAAGAAGTTTCTTAAGGGAACTCCCGAAGAGAAAGCAATGGTCAGAGGAAATCAGGCATATGGAGCCGCTGTAAGTTTCATCTTTTAAAAGAGACCCAGCGAAAGCTAAACTCTGGAATGCTTCTCCTGATTGGCAACCCTACTCTCTTAATGCTGGTACTGCTGAAGAACCAAATTGGATTGAGCTAAAACGCTTAGACCCACATGGCACTCTGTTTGGTATTATTGGTGATATCTATGAAATGCACGAATACAGTCAACAGGATAACCTAGAGTTACAAAAGTTATCTGGTATGGTATTTGCATCCTTTGCAAACAACGTGGCCTCGAAGACTTGGATGCAAGGTTTAAGTGACCTTACAAATTTCTTCAATGGAGACCTAACAGGTAGAGAACTAATAAGATTTGCAGAAAGTAGAGCGTCACAATTTATACCGTTCTCAGCAATGAGTATGCAGTTAAACCAGAACATTAACGAACAAGTTCGAGAAATTAGAACTCTTACAGATCAAATTAAAGCTCGGATTTATCAGCCGATAGGTGAGCGCATTGGAATGGGCTATGACACTCTTGAAGTAAAACATGATTGGTTGACTGGTGAGGAAGTTGATAGCCCAGATTATATGCTTGGCTACATCAGAGCAAAGAAACTGGATAAGGGTGAAATACCAGCAGGGAAACTCTATGCCGAACTGCGTAAACTAAACCATCCGTTCCAAGGGCCAGATAGAAAAATAGATGGCCTTATTGAGTTAGATGCAAAGTCTTTTCAGCGTTATAATGAGTTAGTTGGAACCGTTAAGATTGGTGGTAAAACCTTACTTCAGTCTCTTAACAATACAATCGACAGTGCAAGATACGATAAAGATGGAACTTATGACGAAACAAGAAGTCAGGAAAGCCATCGAGTTCGCCTAATAAACATGAAAATACAGCGATACAAAAAGTTCGCAAAAAGAAAACTCTATATAGAAAATCCAGAACTTATGGATG